GTCCCATACGCGACCCTGCTTGCGAAGCTGATCCAGCATCGCCCACCCTAGCGGTGATAGCTCTCTCCGGTTCGGCACTCTTCGGCTCCTCACTTGACAGGGGTTAGGCCGAGCGCGGCTGCCATCGCCTTGTTGGCGTAAGCCTTCGCGTCGGCGTTCGTCTTCTCGATGTCGTCGAATGGAAGCTTCTTGTCTGCCTTGCGAAGCACGTACCCATGTCGGGCCATGTGCCAGAGGAAGATATCGACCACATAGCACTGGCCTGCGATCCAGCCGATGTCCTTCGCGTACTCGTGCTTATCGACCGCAACCGTGTCGTGCAGCGCCTTGAACGTGTCCTTCTGATCGTGAAAGTCGCGCATAAACCTGGGCAGATACTTGCCCGACTTGCGCCATTCCAGAACGGCTTTGTCTGTCATGCCCTGCCCTCCTTAGCCGTGCGCCTTGTCGACGACCAGTCGCCGCCACTCTGCTTCCGGTACGAAGCAGCCACTCCGGCCGTCAACCGTGACCGTTTTCGCGACGTCCCACAGCCGACGTAGAGCAGCCTCAAGTTCGGCGATGCGCTGCTCGTAGTGCTCGGCCATGATAGTCTCTCGGAGAGTCATCTGTTCGCTGGCCACGACCTGCTCCTCACCTATCCAGAACTTTCACTGCGTCGTCGTGCGCTTTGAGCAGAGATGGCTCAAGAAGATCCCAATGAACGCCGAAACCTTTGCGGACTGCGGCTTCGAGTGCATCTCGTGTCGCTGCGGTCGTCGCGCGCAACGCGGTCTCAAGCTCGGCGATGCGGGCGGCTGCACACGAGCATGCGCACGCGGACTCACACCCGACAAATTCGCGAACTGCCGGCACCATTTCAGGCACTCCTTTACCGTGCGTAAGTCAGGGCGTCCTCGGCCATCTTGCGCGCTCGCATCAAGACTGCGTAGCACGGACCATGGGTATGCTCGCCGCCCTCCAGACCGTCGACTTTCAAGCGAGCGCGCCACGCCGCTTGAGCGCTTGCCATCATGGCGCCGTAACCGATCTGATCGCCAAGTTCTCGCACGGCTGCGCCGTAGTCTGGATCTTCCGGACGCAGCCTCGCGGCCGGCTCGGTGATCTCCAAAAACTCGCGCAGCGCCGCCTCAAGTCTTGCCTCTCGCGTCATTCCAATGCTCCTCACTTGCCACCTGCTCAGCCGAGCCGCTTATGCGCTTCCCGGTATCCAGCGACGAACGCCGAACGCCACATCTCGGTCATAATGGCGTCTAGCTTCCAGCGCTCGGCTGCTTCGCGAACGTCAGCCGGCATGAGGTGATCGGCGAGCGCCCAAAGTCCACTCTCTGCTGCGGCGCGCAGGGCGACCTGCTCGGCTTTTCGGTCAGCCTCTTCCGCCTTCACATCGCGAAAGATCGGCGGCCCTTCGAGAAAATACGCCTTCATCGCTGCCCGCTCCTTTATTGGTTAGCCTCAACGACGACCTTGATGTCGAACACGCCTCCCGGAACGACCTTAACTAGATCTCCGTCAATCTCGACTTCCACAGCAGCAACCGGGTCGGTTGTCACCGCACCGTACTCGTCAAACATGCGATCAACGAAACGCGTGTTTGCGGCAGACGTGCCGTACTGAATTGCTACATCGCGATTAGTGCCATCGCGCAGACCGGTGTGAGTAACCATCGGCCTGTCGTTGAGACCAGCTAGCGTGCCCGCGCCGTTGTCTTCGTCTATGCCCATGCCAGAGCCTCCCCCTTTGCTGTTACTCGCCGTCGAGTTGAATAGTCTTGTCGCCATCCTCATCGGTTACGACAACGAGCCACGGAGAAAATTGATCTCTGACGAACTGCTCCATCGCTTCCGGCGTCACGTCGTAGTGCTCTGCGCACTCCGCCAAGTCGATCACGTAGCCGTCGCAGCCCTGAACCGTCTTCATCACGCTGTTTAGCGTCAGCCTAGGCATTACTTCGGCTCCCCTGTTGTCAGTGCTTCGCGCGCTCGCCGTGCCAGTCGCCGTCCGGCTGCATCGCCGCCGCCATGTGATGACCATAGCCGACGAGGCGCGTATGCCCGGTCTCGTCTCGCATCGCTAGTTCGTGAGCGATCAACTCGTCGCGGCCGGCCTTGCTGACGCAATCGCCGTCCCATACGCGACCCTGCTTGCGCAGTTGATCCAGCATCGCCCACCCGAGCGGTGATAGCTCTCTCCGGTTCGGCATTCTTCGGCTCAGTTTTCGCCGCCGTAGCGCGGCCCGAACTCTTGACGTGCTCGCTGGTCCGTCCAGCCGATTTTCTTCAGTGCTGCCTTCAGTTTCACGCCTTCGATGTCGGGGTTGCGCCATAGCGCCTCCGCCGCCTCGCGGTTCTTCGTGCGGCTCTTGCGTGGCCTACCGGGGCTCTGTGCGCCGTTTCGCCGAGCCCGCAGGATCGCCCTTCCGCGAGCGCTACTCGTCACGACCTCGATGCCCTCGACGAGCATCTTGAGCAGCGCCGGCACCTGCGCCAAATCTCCAGTGTTCACGAGCGTTTCTGTGGATAGCTCGAACAGGACAGCCCGTCGCTTCACGAAATGCGTCATCCACCACAGCAGATGGTCGCGCGGGTTGTGTCGCGTGTCTTTGGCGCGCGGCGCGAGCAGGTGAAATTCGGTGAAGACGACGCGGCCCTCTTGCGGCACGAAATCGTCAAGCACCGTGACCGCGTCCATTGCGCCGAGATCGATGATGATGCGCGGGTTCGTGACCGCCAGCGCCTCTCGCTGGCCGCTCTCGGAGTATCGCGGCAATGGTCTAATCAGCCCAACGGGCCGTCTCGTAACCGGCATTATCAAAATGTATCAGATTGGTTTGACAACAGTCAACCCCGTTAGCTATATTCCACACATCGAACGGGGAGACACGGACATGGCGCAGATGCAATACACGTGGAAGCCGAAAGAGGCGGCGCGGTTTAAGACGCACGATGCCGCTTTCGCTTGACGAGTATAACGAGGGGCGCGGCAAGCGCGGGCGCTCCACGCACGCCTCGATAGTCCTGAGCCCCGAGCAAGTGGCGGCGCTGAAAGCGGTGCTTCTCGACGCTCAGGCCGATCTCGTAAGAGCAGCATGAGGGAGGCCCCGACATGGACAGCTACGATTGCCCACAATGCGGCGAGCCAACGCCGGAGCTTCACGAGGGATATTGCGCCGAGTGCTGCTCTGACAATCAGAGGCGACTGGACATCCACAACGCTCAATATGAGCGATGGCAGCACATGACCGACGCGCAGAGAGATGCAGAAATCCGAGCGGCGTCGAGATAGTCAGAAAGTGCCCGAACCATGGCAGAGAACGATTTCGAAGGCAGCGACGGCGGCCCGCTTCCGCCACGCATGACTTTTCGCCCGTCTCCGGTGCTTGGTGCAGCGGCGCTGATGCGCGGCCACAGTATCCAGGGCGGCAAGGTTTACGACAACCTTGGTGGGCTGTGGCACGAGTTCGCCACTCATGCCGAAGCCGTTGCGGCGGTCGAGGCTTTCAAGCGCGGCATCGAGGTTGGGAAGGAGATGGGCGGGGAGGAAGCTCGCAAGGCGATCCGGGACGCTCTTGGTGTCGTTTCCCCGCGCAGAAATTACTGACAGGAATCCCCAGACATGTGTGACTGCGGCGACGGTCCGGAAACCTATCGGGAGAGCCGGCCCAAGGCGAAGAAACAGCACAAGTGTTGCGAGTGCGGTCGCGCGATCCAGCCGGGAGAGACGTATCGCCATTTATGGGGCGTGTGGGACGGCGATCCGAAGACGTTCAAGACGTGCGACGATTGCCTCGGACTTGAGGATTGGGCCCGTGATCAGATGGATTGCTTCTGCCCGCGCTTCGGCGATTTGAGGCAAGAGGTTCTCGACATGGTGCACGATAGCGGCGAGCAAGACGTGATCGCCGAAGGCACGCGCCGTGTGAGAGAAATCGAGCAACGCGCCGGCATCGGCGCCCGTCAATAAAGGCCCCCCAGGCAGATGACGCTGATCGCCGTGCGGGTCAGCGAGGCAGACGAAACAGCACGGCGTGAGAGTGGGGAAAGCTACTGCCGCGGCGCCGTGGCAAAGAGGGCGAGCCCCATCAGGGTGACGAAACCGTGCATTAGGAAGCCGGCTAGCGGCGTCCGAAGAGCGGCCCGCAATTTAACCGCACGGAGGAGGCCGCCCTCACGGGCGCTACGAGGACTTAGCAGACATGAAAATCTACTGCGCATCGAAGACTTCACACGCGCCCATGTGGCAGCGTTTGCGCTCCGAAGGTATCCCGCTGATCTCGACGTGGATTGACGAAGCGGGCGCCGGCCAGACCGCCGATCTTGGGGAGCTATGGGTTCGCATCCAGCGCGAGGTCATCACCGCCGATCGGCTTGTAGTGTACGCGGAAATGCCCGATTTCCCGCTCAAAGGCGCGCTTATCGAGGTCGGCATGGCTCTGACGGCCGGCGTTCCGGTCGCACTCGTGTTGGCGTCTGACGTGAGCCTTGAGCAGCCGTCATGTCGCCCCATCGGGTCGTGGATCAGGCATCCTGGTGTGACGCGTTGCGAGACGCTCGGGCAGGCATTTCGAGGCCCGATACGCGACGGTGTGCCGATGTCTGCTTTTCAGTAGTTTCAACCGCACGAAGGAGGCCGCCACCATGAGCCTGTGGATTGCAGTCCTTGAGGACGATGAAGGGTGGATCGGCCAGCAGGAGGCGCAAGCGAAGGAAATGGACGACCTGATGCCGGGCGCCGGCAAGGGTCAGCGCATGATGGCAAACGTCGTCCGCGTGAAGCGCGACGTGGCGATTGCTGCCATGAACAGCGGCGATGTCGTCGCCATGATCGCTGCTTATGAGCAGCTAAAGCCAGCAGTTGAACTGGCGCACGCTACGTCTGCGTCCAGAAATTTTGGTGCTTCGCCGGCCTCAATCGCAGACCTTGCCGCAGCAAGCTTTGCAAGGATGGATAACGCCACCTGAGCGACCTTCAGGCCGCCTGCCTTCGTCGCAATGTCGAAAAGGGCGACGATGTTCTTCTCGTCATCTGGGCTGATGACGACTGTTATAGGCTTCACTGCATAGTTCTCCATGAAGAAATTGCTCGCTGAATGCAGTCGGATATCTCAGATTGGCTAGAGCCGTGCTCGTGATCTGCCCACCGCTGTACGCTCCATTGCAGATATGAGACTGCATCTGGTATGTAACCGGGCCGCTCGGAGGCTGGAACTTCGCTGCTTTGTCCGTCTCCGGGAGTGAGCATGGACATTGCCAATGATCGAGCGAGCTCGATCCCATCCACGTCGTCAGCGCTCAGCTGAATGGGAAACGTCTGCCCGGAAATGACTATCGATGCGGTCGTCATGGGATCGCCTGCCTCGTGATTGCAACCAAGTCACAGCTTGCCGACCCCCACGACACCGCAGCCGATAGATACAGTGTCGTTGGCTGGGTGGCCGAGAATGCCCTCTTGAGCAGAACGAGCGGGGCAAATGAACTCGCTGAAATCACCGTTACAGCACATACGTCAGCCGCTCCGGCCGTAGTTCCGACGCGAATACCAGAAGCGATAGCGCTTCCATTCTTCTCTCTGATGAAAATGTCTTGCAACGCATGGCCCGCAGGAACAGAAAACGATGCGTCGGCGCTGACGTTGGATAGAGTCGAACTCCAGCCTGGATGCGAAAGCAAATTCGCCATCACGACACCACGGCCAGCTTGCGCGTTGTGCCGCCCGAGTCCTTTATCGTAATATAGCCCGTGACAGTTTCAGCGGTCAATGCTGAATGGGTGCCGTACTGCAGAACGCCGGTGCCCTTCGGGGTCAGCTTCACGTCGATGTTCGCGGCGCCCGTGCCGAGGCTTTCCGCGGCGAGTTCAATGTTTGCAGATGCCGTTTTGAGCGCAGCGCGCTGGAAGTTCGATGCATCCGTGTAGCTGTAGTAGCTGTTGAGCACCTGAGCGCTGGTGCTGTTGCGAAGCGCGAGCGTATTCGCTGCATCTCGCAACAGGATAAGATCTCCGTTCCAATTGAAGCTCGCGCTCGTCGTCAGGCCAATACTCGCCGACCCGATCGACAGGGGACGGCCGTCCGCATTGCCGATCTGAATGGCCTGACCCGTCGCCGCCGAGATGATCATCAGTGCCCCGGTCGGGCCTAGGATGGCGCCGTCCTTCCGAATGGCGTGCTTGCTCGATCCGCCGATCTGAAGGTCCTGCAGAAGAGAATTCGTGTTTGACGCCGTATCCGTGATGTTGATCTTCAGAGCGGTCGGCGTGCCGCTTGTGTTCCACGTGCCGGCATAGTCGAGCAAGGATTGCGCGTTCGCGCCGGTGAGCGAATACCCCGTCGCCGTGAATGCACTGGTATTCACCGCGGGCGTCACGGTTTGTGTCGCCGTGAACGTGTTCGCCAGAGACCTGATGTATGCGGCGATATCGACCGGAGTCAGATACCGATCGTCACCGGCACCGAACGGGGACCGCGCAGCGGCGATCCGATCGGTTGCCTGAGCCGTGCCGCCAGCAGTGAAATCGGCGATTGCTGAGTCTGCCATTTATCCCGCCTTCTTGATGTAGCCGCCACCGCCGGACTTGAGGATACCGCTCGTCGTCGAGCCGGACATCAGAATGACATCTGTCGCCCCACCAGGCGTCGTGTTGCCGGCGCCGAATACGGCCTGCCAGATAGAGATACCGATCGAGATCATGTGCGATCACCAGTGCCAGACTGTGAAAAATGCGACCCTCGCGACGGCGAGGCCGACGAAGCACCATCCGAGCCAACACGCGACCGACATGGCCCTGTTGGTCATCTGGTAAGCGCTTTCAGGAAGGCCGCCGTGGTCTCTCCGATCTTCTCGGCCGGCAGGTTTGCTGCCGTCCCGACGCCCCACAGGAGCGCCACGAGACCCGCTCGGATGACGACCTGCTTTAGGCTGTGCACTTCCTGCTTGAGGTCGGAATGGCTCGTTTCGAGTTGCCCCAAGCGCCGCTCCTGCGATCCGATCCGTTCCAGGGCGCGGCCAAATTCGACCGCGTTGTCCCACGTCATCATAGCTCATGCTCCGGTGCCTCCTACGCCTTTGGCTTTTGCGCGGAACACCAGACTTCGCGCGACTTGTTGTTCGAGACGATCTCGGTTGCAGTCTCGTCAGAGAGCTTGTCGGCCTTGCTGACGGAGATGAGCCGCCAGTCCTGACACATCTGCGCCGCTGTCCCCGTCACGGACTGAGAGCACCCACTAACGGCAGTCGCGGCAATACACGCCGAGATCAGAGCGCACCTGCTCAGGCTTCTTCGCTTCGACGGACTTGCGCACGGCTTGCGCCTTGGCATGGGTTTTCTCCCCCACCTGCTGGACGCGAGCACGTTCTTGCACAACGCCGGAATACTTGATCGCCTGATAGCCGATGAATGCGGCGACCATGGCAATGACGACGATATAGATGCGGCTCATGCCTGCTTCCTCAGTCTCGGCAGCACGAACTCGAAGAATCCGAACACGGCGGCACCGATCGCGAGCGCGATCAGCATCTCTTTCGACGCGAAGCCGGAGACGGACGCTCCAAGAGCCTTGAACTCGGACACGTTGTCGACCGCGGCCTTGGCACCGACGAGCCCGGCTCCGGTTCCGAGTGCAGCATGCTCTGGCTTGACCTTCGCCTTGGGCTCGTCGGCCTGTTGCGGGCAGTGCTCCGGCTCGTCGGCGTGCACATCCGACAGGAACAGCATCTTCTCTGCCGCCCGGCGCCGGGCGAGCCCTGGAAGTTGCACGCCCTTGGCATAGGAGAACCGAGAGAATTCAGAGGCGGCCCCGAGCATATCTCCGGCATTGAGTTTCTTCAGCAGCGTCGAGCCCTTGAGCCTGCCGCAGTTGAAGTTGAACGAAACGAGCGCGTCGAACATGCCTTGCGTCATCTCGGCCGTGACGAGGCGCTGCACGATGGCCTCGTGCTTGGCGAGCTCGCGATGCAGGGCATCCTCCGCCTGCTCGCGCGTCCAGACCATGCCCATGGTGACGCCTTCGGTCACGCCGAACCCGATCGTGGGAATGTCGAGGATGGGCTTGCCGGCCTTGTCTCTCCCGAGAACTTCCTGATAGGCCATGCAGCCGCCATCCGGGAGCTTCTTCATATAGGCTTCGAAGCTCTTGATGAGGTCGAGCCCTGCGCTGCTGATGTTCATGCGGTCTGCCTCAGATCGACCTTGGCCAACGCATTTCGTTCGACAAACTCAAGACGCGCCGTCAAATCGGCGTTTTCTCTGAGCAGTCTGTTGACATGCTCGGAGAGCTCCAAAAGCGCATCGGCGATCTTTCTCGTGTCGTCGGACGACGAGTTCGCCAGCTGAGGCAGGCCAAGCACTTTCGGCTGCCGCGAGAGAATTTCCGGGAGCGCGCTCGTCAATGCTTCACGCGCCATGGCAGACAGATCGACTTGCGGCATCTGCTGGACGACGAGAGGCGTGACCTGCGCTTGGCCCTCGCGCACGTAGAAATCCCAGCCCGCGCCATTCGACAATGCCAGCCTGGCCGGTTCTGACGGCTTCGTCTTGTCGTTGACGACGATCATGGCATCGATGCACTGGCCGGGATCTGGAAGTCCGCCCTGCACGTCGTAGCGCCTGAGCTTGAATGGTTTCGTCGCCTGAGTGGCGTGGCCGATGTCCTCGATGTGTCGCGCCATGCCCTGCCTCACAGTATCCGTTTAAGGACGGTGGGCGCGACCGTATAAGTCACCGTGTACGCTTGGAACGGCTCGAGCGGGATCACCGGAGAACTCGTCGCGATGGTGCTGCCGTTGAGGGTCAGCGCAGAGATCGTACCGCCCGAGAGATGATGCACCTCTGGAGAGGCGCCAGCCGTGTACGTATAAGGGCTGGCGCCGACAGTCAGAGCGCCTTGACTGACGGGGTTATAGCCGGCGTTGTTCCGAATATTGCTGCCTGCCGCAGCCGAGCTGACACTGTTGGTAATCGCCGTCGTGCAGCCCTGGAAGCGGTTGTTGTTGATCTGATAGCCTGCGGCTCCCGCCGACATCAGCAGGCCCGTCGTGCATGCCTGGAAGAGGTTCGCCGTCGCCATCAGGTAGCCGTGGTCGATCTCGACGCCGATGGCGCCGATCCACTCGCAGCCGATCATCTGCACGGTATCGTTGCCGCTCGGCGCCTGCGTATCGATGAAAGCGCCGAATGCGTAGCCGTGCCCCTTGCAGGCGATCAGCTTCATGTACTCGCAGCCGTGCGTGGCAGAGCCGCCGGTGTAGAGGTCGCGGAAGTAGAAGGCAGGCTGCGGCGACTGGTTCGCGCCGCTCGGATGGTCGGCCTCGCAGCCGATGAAGTTGATACCGCTCGGGCCGACTGCGACGCCCGATGTGTTCGAGCAGTAGAAGGCGTACTGGTGCCCGAAATCGAAGCAATCGATGACGCTGGTCCACGTCATCGTGTTCTGGAAAGCGAAGCCGATGCCGCTGCGGCAATGATCCGCCTCGTTGGCGCCGGTCACGGTCGGGTCGAATGTCAGGTAAGGGTAGAGATGGCAGCCCTCGACGCGGCATTTGTCGCCGGAACTGTCGAGCAGGATGCCGTTTGTGCAGTCGCCGCGCACGTGATCGAGCCAGACGCGGCCAGGCTGAGTGCCGCCAGTAGCCGCGAAGTTGCAGATCCGTGCGTGCCCGAGGCAGAGCAGGTTGGCGAGGCGGATCTGGTAGCCGGCGGTCGACGTGAACGCCAGGCCGGCGAATTGTCCGATCAGCGTCACACGAGACGCATGGTCGGTCGCCGGCAGCGACAGGCCCGCCCGGATCACGATCATGTCCTCAAACGAGGTGGCCTCGCTCATGGTGATGGAGGCGCCGGTCGCCAGCTTGATTTGGCTCGGCAGGTTGTAATAGTTGGTCGAGCTCGTCACCGCATACTGTTCCGCATAGCAGAACGCACCGCGCACCCCGACGTTGTTAGGAACAGTGATGTTGCTCAGATAGTATTTATTCGTGCAGAACAGCGTGCCGCCACCGGCCGCGGACACCGCATTGAGAGCCGCCTGGAAATTGGTCGTATCGTCAGTCGATCCATCGCCGACGCAGCCGTATTGCTCTGGCGTCACGAACGGGAACAGGGCTGAGAGTGGCGCTTTCTTTGTCGCCCCATCGTAGATCAGGGCATAGTGCGAGGTCGTGAGCGGCGTCGTGCGCGTCGCCAGTCCGGACGGATCGGGAACCGTTGTTCCTGGATCGCCCTTGTCGCCTTTTTCAATGAAGAGAACGCCGCCTTCGGCCGCGTCCACGAGAGGCGTCGATCCCGACGCAACATAGCTGACAGGAAACGTCCAGTAGGCGCCGAGGTCGGTGCCGGCCCCAGTGACGCGCATCTCGATAAAGTTCTGTAAGCTGCCGCGAGCCGACCACTTCAGTAGACCCTTGGCCGAGGATGTCGATGCTTGCCACGCCGAAAGCGTGTTTCCAAGATCCGACCCGACGTAGTCGGTTTGGCTGATACGCAGCTGCGTGATGGACGCAAAAGTCGCGCTATCGACGCCGACACGGCCGCTGCCGGGGTCGCCGGATAGTCCCGTGCTCCAGAGGAACGGATGCGACGCATCCAGGCCAGCCGTCCCCTGTATGCCTATTCCACCGCGCGGCCCCTGCTGGGAGGCAAGCGAGATGAACGTCACCTGCGCATAGGTCTCGGTCGTTCCGGTCGAAGTCGAAGGGTTGCCGAGGCCGTTGGTACGGGTCTGCGAGCAGAAGTACTCGAGCCGGAACGTCTCGGTCGCCGCCGTCACCTGCAGGATGGCGAAGATCACGGCCGTGGCGCTGGTGACGATGTCCGTTGGGCCGACGGCCGAGAAACCAGCCTGCACGTCGTCGGAGTAGAGCATCGTCGAGCCGGTGGTCGAGCGCAGCCGGATCCGCGACACGTAGGTGCCGTAGAACGGCTGCGTGATCAGCACCTGATAGGTGCCGGTCGGCAGGGTGATGTCGTTGGTCGAGATCGACGCGCCGCTGATCGGGTTCTGTGTCGTGACCTGCGTATTGACCGGCACTGTGGCCCATGCCGCCGCCGTCGCGGTGCCGCCGCCGGTGCCGTCGGCCTGGGAATTCACGAACTTCGCCTGCGGCTGCGTCGTCGCGACAGGCGCCGTGATGTTCGAGAGCGCCACCCAGGCGCTCGTCTGGTACTGGTAGTTGAGCTCTTCGCTCGACACGTAGGCGAGCAAGCCGTCGCTTGGCGCGTACTTAAACCAGGAGCCGTTGCCATCGGCTTCCACAACGTCGTTCGTGGCGAAGCCGAGGGTCGCCCATGTTCCGGTCGGGGTCGCGCTCACGATGTAGCGCTGACCACCGGCAGGCGAAGTCGGAGGGGCAGAAATCCGGCTCACGACCTGGATCAGCCCGGCGCTGATCGGAGCGACATGGCTATCGACGACGAATCCCGCTCCGTCGCAGGAAATCCATACCGACTCGCCGTAGCCGGAGAGAGCGAACGACGACAGAGACGCACCGCGAAACGCGATGCTCTGCGCGCCCGTCGTGCGAACCGTTACGGAGTTGCTCGATGCGACGCCATTGTGGCGCACACAGACCCGGAAATTGTCCCCGAGGCTCGACGCGCTCGCGAGCGTGAAGGGGAAGCTGCCGCCGGTGGGATCGCCGCAGAACACCTTACCGCGATCGGCCAGCACGATCGGAGTTGCCGTCGTCTTGTAGACGACCGGAGTCTGCGGAAGTGCGGTCGAGCTCGTCGCCGGGATCGAGACGGCGCCCTTGATGTTGTCGCCGCCGAGGGATGGAATCACCACATCATCGGCATCTGTGACCACGAGCTTGAAAGCGTCAGTCCCGGTGTAGACCTGAGTTATCGAACCGCCCCCACTTGCAGGGGCGCCACCGCTGTCGCACGTCACCTGCGAACCGAGAGCCGTCAGAAGACCTGAATCGGAATAGACGGTAATCGGTGTCGATGTGCCTGCTGCGTAGAACTTCAGCTTGGCGCCGGAGATCGGCTGGCCATTGGTATTCGTCGCGCGCCAGCCCGGAGGCAGCACGAGGGTGCTGTCGGTCATGTGAGATTCCCTGTTTTGGTCAGAACGCGGCTTGTGTTCGGCGCGGGACGCGCTGCCACGGAGGACGGACGCCAGATGCGCGAGACACTGTCTCGATAGCCTTTCGCATAGTCTCGCTCCGATCAGACCGATGCGCCGCCATCAGCATTGTTTCCAGATCGCCCATTCTGGCATCCGGCTCTGTCGTCCAGTGTCCGTAGGCGCCTTCCGCATGTCCGGTGACATCTGGATTGGAACGCCGTGCCGCATCGAAAATGCGATCGTATGCCGCTTCGACCTCTGGCGAGATATCTGACGCGCGATCTAGAGGTGTGCCACGGCCTGAGGTCTGCATTGTCTGCTGCCAGGTGTCGCCATGCGGGGGCGCCTCATCTCTCGGCGAGTAGCGACGTTGAGCATCGTCCGCCTGCGCCCGCATATCGAGAGCACTCTTGATAGATTCTTTCACGTCGCCAGGGAGCGACGAATCCTTCGACACCATGAAGGCGAACCGTTCGAGATTGCGATTGACCACGTGCGAGGTCCGCGCCGTCATCGTTCGCTGCATCCATTCGACGTAGCGGGGAGACGCGAGCAGCTTTGAGGCGGCGGCGGCTCCCGCACTGGCGAACAGTGTCGTGGTGACATGGGCGAGCGCCGTAAGACCAATGGCCCAGTTCGTCTTGCTCGATAGATCGATGCCGCCGCCACCCTGAATCGCCTTCTCGAACGGAGCCAAGCGCTCCGCGATGCGCTCTAGACGGTCATATCCGTTGAGCAGCTTGCGGGCGTCCTCGTGCTTGGCGAACTCCATCCGAACATCGCGCCCGATCGACCTGTATCCTCTCAGGAACGTCGAGAGATCGGCACCGTTGTTCGTCATGTGCGCGACGATGGCCGCAACCGCTTTCGCCGTGTCACCCTTTTCTGCCGCAACCCGCATATAGGGCCGGATCAGCGATAGATCGCCTTCCTTTGTTGCCGAGGCCAGTCTGTCCATGGCCTGCATCGGCTCTACTTTGTCCCCGAACACCTTTGAGAGGGGCCGGCGCATGTCGTTGATGTATTCAGCATACTTCGCGTCTAGATTGCGTCGCATCTCGACGAGGCGCTGACCGTTCGGCCCGGTATCCATAACGAAGCGGTCGAAGTCCTGCTTCAGGCTGCCTTCGAGGCGCGCCAAGGCTGCTGCGTCAGCCTTCATAGGAACCGCCGGATAACCAGAGGCGGCCTTTCTCGCCTGCTGTTTTGCTTCGCGCACCATGGTTATGAAGTCGCGCATCGCGCTCGGCGACATGCCAGGATAGCCCTTCGCGCGCCGAACCATGAGCGTATCAATCTGCTGGGCAACGTCATCGCCAAGCAGGCTTTTGAGCTGCATCATGAACTTGGGATGAGGCGCAATGCCTGCATCGCCATAGACCGAGGATCCCTTGTAGCCTGGAAGATTACCCATCTTCCGCATGTCGAGAGCAAACTCGTGAAGCAGCCCCTCCGTCGCAGTCGGCTTGTTCGAGACGCCCTTCAAAATCATCTTCGGATGCTCGCCGACGGGGTTTCTCCCGAATGACGGGGTCATCTTATCGAGGGTTTTGTATGCGGCACTAAATTCTGTTGGGTAGCTTTCTCTCGATCTTCCGGCCTCGAACTCGGAGCTTGGCGGCCTGTTCTTCTGGTATGCCTGCTCAGCCTCGAACTGTGCTTTCTGAGTTGCGCGGAGCGCCTCGTCGTCGGCCTCCTTTTGCAGGCGCGCCGTCTCCACCTGCGCCTTGGAACGAGCATCGGCTTCGGCCTGGCTTATGGCGCGCTTCCGATTCTCCTGCGTCCGCTCGTTGGCCTCACGCGTTGCGGCTGACGAGTCGCGGATATACTGACCTTCAGCCTCAGCCGACGCACGGGCATGTTCTCTCTCGATTTCACTGAGCCAACGCGCCCTCTGGTCCTTCGCCATGTTGCCGCGAGCCTCGATGGAGGCTTTGAATAGAGGCTCCCAAACGTCGTGAGCCTGATTGAGCTTGTTGAATGCAGCCAGTGCATCTTCGCCATGCATTCCTCGGTAATTGGCGGGAACACTGAGCTGCCGGTACATGTCCTCCGGCTTCATGCCCTTGGCTTCGGCTATCCTGTCGAACTCGGCTCTGGCAACGTCAAGATTCGCTTTGGCCGGTCCAACAGCTCGCTCGGCCTTATCAACCGCCTGAACATGCTCAGGCGATTGCGGGATTTCATCTCGATTGATCTTGCGCGGGTTGGCTTCGTATCGCTGCACGGCACTCGGGCGGGCGATATCGAACGGGACCGTGTTGTGGTCGACAGGCTCAGGCTGCACCGGGTCGACACGACGGGGCTGCACAGGTTCGACTTTTGGCGGCGGTGGAGAAAAGCCGACGCTATCGACAGGGCCTGTTATTCTCGATCTTTCCTCTCGAGACATCTTGTCGAGAGCATTGCTCGGAATCGAATGTTCCGTCAGGTTGCGCCTAAGACCACCTTGGATCTCGGCGCCGATATCGTTGACGGCCTGATAGCCGATGGGCTCGCGGACGCCGCGTTGCACGGCTGCGGTAGCGTCGGAGACCGCGCCCTGCGCTTCCCGCCGCAAGGGAGCACCGAAGACGCTGCCGGCAAGGCTCTCGGCCGTGGCGCGTTGCGTGCTACTATCCGTGATGGCCGGACCATAGGGACGAATTCCCTCTGCAGCCATGTCCGCAGCGCGTGTCTCTGCTGCTGCGATTTTTTCCGGTGTCCGCCCAGTCAAGTAGTTTACAGCGCGTGCTCCCACCACGGGCACACGAGCAAGCGCATTGACGCCGCCGTGTATTATCGGACCAAATAGAGCGCCACCAAGAGCGCTGTCCGCTGTGTGCTCGATTTGCTCGCCGAGATCGCCGCGGGCGGAGTTGACTCCGTAGATGGCGCCGAACTTACCGCCCTGGATTGCTGGATCGATAATCCATCGCTTCAATGCTCCTTTTGCCGCCTGGGCGACTGGCTGAGCAACGGACGTGCCACCACTGGCCCCAGCCGACAACATCCACTCGGCAGCTGTGCCGCCGATGCCAGCTCTCTCGCGGGAAATGCGGAGCATTTCGTCTTGTGTGTCACGCTCTCGACTATAGTCTCCAGTGAAGTCTGGCTCTTGTCCAGAAAGAGCTTTGTAAGCTGTCTTTCCGGCAGCCGTTAATGCTGACGATACCGGCGTAGCCGCACCGAATGAGATCATGTCGGCGACGCGGCCCTGAAGATAATTGTCGAACTTTGCCGATGGATCAGAGAGGCGCCGCTCTGCGGTTGCGGTGATCTCTGGATCGATCTGACGCTTTCCGGTTGCAGGTTTGAATGCGCGCACGTCGTCGAGCGTGACGCCCTCGCCACGAATATACTCGTCGATGTCGGCTTCCGGCGCATTCTGGTCGACCATGCGGCCGACGTTGCGCTTGATCTTCGCGAGATCGGCCATTTATTCTAGCCCATACTTGCTTTTCAGGCGGTCGTTGACGGGATTTGCCGGTGGCGCTGAGGGTGGGGCGGCTTGTGGCAGCGCCTGCTGCGGCATTGCCGCCTGCCTCTGCCCGTTCAAAATCTCGGACCTGTAGAGGTCTGCGATCTGCTCATCCGTCGCGCCTGACTTGCGCGCTTGCAGCGCCGTGTTGAAGAACGACCGGACGCGGCCGAGCTTCCATGCCTGCGTCTCACGGGAATCCGTCGCTGTAGGCATGTAGACGTCGAGGAAGGCTTGCCGCTCTGCGTTGGAGACAGATTTTCCAGAGATCGCGAAGTTTAGGTCCATGACGGCAGCCTTAGCGGACCTGAAGCCTCGCCCAGTTTTTCCATAGCCGCCAATCTTGACTTCTGTTCCTTTGTGCGGGTCTCCCCACAGGTGATATGTGTCTCCGAAAAGTTGAGCTGTCGTGCCCGACGATTTCAGAGTTCTCTCGGCATAATCGAGTGCCTTGAGACCTTCCGTCGCGATGGCGATCGACTGCCTATCCTGCACGCTCTCCTTCTCGTCGAGAGGGATTTGTCTCCCCTGCGCATTGTAGGCATAGCCGACCTTCGGCTTACCGTAGAGCGCAGTGAAAGTCTGCTGAATGCGCTGTGCATTGAGAAGGCGATCACGGTCGGATTGAGGAACGGAACCCAGCGCCCGCTGCCCTTCGGCATACCGCGTTGCCAGCGCGTCGCTGTTGCCTTTGTCGGTCAGTACCACACCGGGAATCTGACTCGCTGAAACGCCGACAGGTCCGTAAGGCGTTGCAGGACGTGCGAACGGATCAGGAGGCGTGGCCGCAGTGCCACCGCCTTGGTTCGGATCATCCTGCGGCTTCGGGCCGCCGAGACGCATTGGAGGCGGGAATGGTGCGGGAGCATTCGGCGCTGGCGCGACAGGAATTCCGGGAGGAATGCCGGGTGGCTGCTCGACGGCGGCCCGAAGTTGCGGAACAGGCATTGGTCCTGGTGCTTGCGGAATGGGAGCTTGTGGCAGCGCACCCTGCACGCCTCGCGGGACTGTCGCAGCCTGCGGAACGGGAAGGTTCGCGTGGCCGCCCCAGATCGCCGGTCGATCTGGCGGAAGAATGCTGTTGTCGTGGCGTTTTTGCTGCGGCTCGGCATCAAGATCGTAGATGGACCCGTCTTCTCTCATGCCGTAGTTCTGGCTGGCGGCCTTCGCATCGGCGAGGCCAGCGCGGGACTGTGTGTAATCCGTGAGCGCCTTCTGATAGGCGATCTTGTAGGGCAGCAACTGCGCCTCGGTCGCACCCTGTTGACGAAGGTGATCTATCTGCGCCCGCGTTTGCGCGATGTGCAAAGGCTGCATCTCATCCGCACGCGCGCTCGCCCGCCGAGCGATGTCGAGCTGTCCCGCCTGGTTGTCGATGCCGGACTGGATCTGCTTGATCTGCCAAGGCTGTAGTTCGTCGGCGCGGGCGCTGGCTCGCTGCGCGAGCGCGTTCTGTGAATTGAATTGCCTCTGCTGCTCTGCAAGAGCCCTGTCCTTGTTCTGCTGTTCTCTCCACTGTGAGAGGACGTTCTGCGCTGGCGACCAATCGATTTTCGCCGTGTCGCCCATCGTGAATTGAGGGATGAGGTAGTTCATCGATCACCTCAAAGCAGATATGACGCGCCACTGGACGGGCTGACCATCGTCGACCAGCCTCCATTGCCGTAGCTGTTCGAACCACCGCCGCCGACTGCTCCGGCCTTCGCCAGGTTCGCGTACGAATTGGCGCCGCCGATCGCCGCGCCGAACAACGTCGATCCGAGCCCCAGCATGTTCTGGAAGCCGGCCTGGTTCGCAGCGGACAGCGCGTTGTACTGGTTCGTCGTGTTCTGGATGTTGCCGGAGCGATAGGCGTTCTCGATGTTCGTCATGTTGCCGGCGTGCTGAGTATCGAGGCCGGCTTGCGCTTGGGCGATGCCGAGGCCCTGCTGCCCCATGCCCTGCAAGCGGTTCATGTAGTCGGTGTAATTGCTGTTCGCCTGCTCATTGGCGATGCGCCCTCGAGCGAGGGCGTTGAGGCCGGAGCCGAACTGCCCCGTTGCCGCCGCCCTCCGATCCTGCGTCTGCATCAGCATCGGCAGGTTCGCGTTCCACATCGGGTTCGATTGCTGATAGGCCGAATAGGCGCTCTGCTGCGCCTGCTGCCCGTTCATGCCGAGCATATTGCCGTATTGCGTCCAGGCGTTCTGCCCCTGCTGCGCATAGGGCGAGTAGCGGCCGAGCGCCGACTGATAGCCGGTGTTCTCGTAGCCCTGGTTGGCGTTGTAGCCGGCCGAAAGCTGCGCCGAGTTTGCCGTGGCTGCCTTGTTGGCATAGTCCTTGGCATCGCTGCCCGTCAGGGCGCCGAGAAAGCTCATTTGGTGTCTCTGGGGTAGGAGAAGGGTGCGAGCGCGTTGAACTGGATGCCGTAGCGGGCTCCGCCGTAGTCGACGACAGAGCGCCCGAGATCCACAGCGGCATCGCCAAGGCGGCCATCGATCGCCATGCCGCCTGCCCGGTGTGCAGCATCGAGAGCTTCCGTGGCGGGCCCGACCGGGCTCGCGAACCGCAAATAGTTCGACAGCTTATGCGCCATCTCGGTATTGAACCGGGAGTTGCCCCCACTGAGTCGACTCAGAACATTGTCGAAGGCAATCGGGAGGCGCTGGGACAGGCGGTCTGGAACCCACTGCGAGGCGACTTCTGCCGGCCTGCTCATGTGGGGATCGACAGACGGGCGGTCCTGCCACTCGCCCGGCAGATTCGCTATCTCCCGGCGCCATGACCAGATCTCGGGAGAAAGAAAGTTCTCTGTATCGCTCATGTCGTCACCGCTGCATTGTCTGAAAAGCGACGCCAGTGCACGCCATCGGAGTAGGCCGGTACGTTGCCGTGTGCCTCGTTCGACACCACCACGAGGCAATTCGGGAAATCAGACGCGGCAGGCAGTGTCTGCACCGTGTAGGAGCGCACAGGGAAGGGCTCTTGCCCGCTCAGCAGAGATGTCACACGTGAAACCCATCTGTAGGCCAACCGGGAGAACCGAGGCCCATCGAGAACCGCTTCGTTCGGGTCGATCCGTCCAATCGGCGTCAAGGCCCGATCGTCCGCCCATCCCAACGCGCACTCAGGAAGCCGCGCACCACACGTGCCGAGCATGTCAGGCGGAACGATGCAGATCGGAACGTGCCGAGAGACGACCAGGAGACCGTCGCTCCACGCTCGCCGCCGATGCCGAGCCTGCGATCACGGCCGGCGCTCCATACTTCGCCATCCCGAGACATCTGCAAGGTCACGACAGGGTCGATGTCCTGGCTCTCCCCGTTGACGAGGCCGACGCCTGGCACCACGTCGAGATAAAGCTGGTTCATCTCGATACGGCCCGGGAAGGCGTTCGCAGGTGGCGTCGTCACCTGCACCACCATCTCGTCTCCGTCCTCGTCGCTGGTATCAGGGTCGAGCCAGTAGAGCTTCGGATTGTCCGCATCCCCTGCCATGACGCGACCGCCGAGAACCGCCGTATGGGCGACGCGCCACGTCGTCATGTCGCCGGTGCCAGAGAGAGATCGCCTCTCGTGCCATTGGCCCGTGCTGGTATCGTAGAGGATGGTGCGATCCGGCAGACGCCACGCCAGGAAAGACCTACCCCGCTCCACCCATGACGACGCGACGATGCTGGCTTTGTCGGCGACCTGATCGACGATCCGATCGACCCACGCCGTCGATATTTTCTGCGGGGTATAGCCGGACAGCATGGCGATGCCGGCATAGCGGCCCTCGCTGTTGGTGGCGACCCACGCCACCGTGTCGGCGATCGACTGTCCGAGGATCGCGCCCTTCGTCACGGCGCGCTGGCCGACGGCGCCGATCTGGATGACGTTTGTGCGCGAGAAGCCGAATGCTTCGCTGCCCTGATCCGTCCACACCTCTGCGGACCGCGTGCCGATGGGAATGACGTCTGGGCCTCGGTCTACCACACGCAGCAATCCGTCTGGGGACGACTCAGCCGCCGCAGTGTCGAGCCCGTCGATGTTCGTCGCATCGTTGATTTCGGAGCGGAACATGCTGCCGTTGGCGCACGCGAATATGGCGCTCTGGTTCACGACGCAGACATCGATCGGAGGCGGCAGATCGGGATCCGTGATGGGCGTCTGCGTACCCGATACAAATACCCACTTGCCACCGTCACAGACCTTGATGACCTGCGTTCCAGACGCCCGCTGGTTGCGCGCCGAGCCGACAAACCCATCGGACGGGATGGCGCCGATCAGCGTGGCGCTCCCACCGGCGTCGATAAGGTACTCCGACCGTCCTATGGTCGCGTACAGCTGGCCATCGACCTCGGTCATGTTCCTGACGCCACCTGTCGTCGGGAGCGTCACGACGGAATCGAGACCCGATGCAGCCCAGATCTGCATCTGGGTTTTCTGCTCGGTTCCAGCCGGCACGACGTAGCAGTTCGTCAGGCTCGCGACGCCAGCGTGAGGTTCGATGCCCTTGTTGGAGCTCGCCGGCAAGGCAAGGTCTAGGATTGGCATTAGAGAGGGATGCCCCATATGCCGGTCGCGGTGGTGTTCGTGAGCATCACCATGTCACCACCGACTGCCAGCACGAAGTTCGCCGGCACCGGCACGGTCCTCGTATTGCCGGAGAGCGTGCGAAAGCAGAGATTGCCGGCGCCGACGATGTAGAATGCCTTGCACGGGTTGATCGTGGCGCTGTCGCTCGGCGTGATCGGCACGATGTCGTAGCCGGGGCCCGTCGACAGGTACGATGGTTTCGCCATCTCTCGTGATCTCCTAGATGCGTCGCTCTGGCACGAACCGCACGATCGGCTCGCGATCGGCGGCGTCGGCCTGGTCCATCAACTGCTGTGCTCTCGCGAGCAAGGTCGGCATTTCCTTGCCGTAGGTATCGAGCAGTCGCGCGGCGAGCTGGTAGCCGACGCACTCGAGGTGCTCTTGCGGGATGTCGATATCGTCGGTCAGCTCGTCGATGTCCTCGAACACGCGCTGGTAGCTGTATTGGATCGTCTCTGTCGTCGCAGAGTAGGGAACCGGCCAGACATAGAGAGTGTCGGCATCGCGCTGATAATCGACATAGTAGTTCGTCGGAACGCCCGTCGACGTCTTCAGCGGCAGCTCGAGGTAGTCCTGGCGCGTCAACTCGAACATCGGTAGATCGACGCCGGCTGCGCTCCGATAGCGGGCCTCGTAGACCCGGAACGGGCGCGGGCTGAGTGCGTAGCTCCCCTGGCCGGCGACCAGAGACACCGTGCCGATCGTCTGACGCCACAAGTTCGGAGCGCGAAGCTGGAACCCCTTGAGCATCAGGTTCAGATCTTGCATCGCGACAGCGACGTCTTCTGCTGCCGGCGTCTCCCCGATGCTGGAGACGCGCACCTTCTGCAAGGCGAACGTGATGATCTGGCGTGCGTTGAGGCTGAAATTCGTCGATCCCGACGTGCTCATAGGTCGGATGCCTTGATGTCACCTGGATTGACGAAGCGGTCGGCAGGCTCGGAGCGAACCACTTCCGGCGCCTGCTTGTCGCGACGGCCGCGCACGTAGTCTTGCGGGTGCCGCGCTTCCCAGTCTTTTCGGCAGACCTGCAATCCGTCCCACCGGCTCGACGTCTGCGATGCATGCAGCTTCGACCCGCACACATCGCAGAGAACGTAGTTGTCGCCTGGGCGGTAGCTGTCGTTTCCGTCCCAGGCGCGCATCATGCTTCCTCGGTCGTGTAGACGATGCGGCCAGCTGTCGTGCCGCCCGTCGCTGCCGAGGCTCCGACCTTGCCGTAAATCGCTGTCGGGCCGCCTGTAAGAAGCGTTCCCGTCAGTGTTCCGGCCGTCGTCGACGAGACCGCGCCACGGATCACATCCGCGCGCAGCTCATTCGCAAAACCGTCCGACGTTCCGGCAGTGCCGATATCGACGGTCGGGTTCGTGCCACCGGTGCCGCCGCCCTCGGACACGACGTCGATGACGCGGGCATTGTTCGGCAGATAGCCGAGCAAGACCTGTGTCGAAGATGTCGGGTCGAAGCTGAAACGCAGCTGCCACGTGGCGCTTGCCTTGGTGGCTCGCGAGAGGCCACCGCCGGCCTGCATCCCGAGAGGATGCGTCGAGAGTCGCTGCACCATGCCTTACGCCCCCGGCGAGCCGAACATGCCGCGCCAGTCCGTCCAGCCGACAGAGAAGCGGATGGTGGACTTCGCCTTCGCGTTCTCGGTGTCGAAATCGTTGTCCTGCTTGAACTCAGCAGCACGACGATTGTACCGCTTCAGGCCCTCGGGCGCGTTGGTCTTGATGAACCAGGCGTCCGTGTCCGTCAGGTAGTGATTGACGGCATAGCCCTCGGGGAACACGCCCATCGAACGCACGGCGTTGATGTCGTTGTTGTTGGTGCCGAGGGTGCGCGTCGTCTTCATGATGCGCTCGGCGTTGAACGCATCGTTGGCCGACACGATCAGCTTGCGCGGCTTGAAGGCGAACCGCAGACCACGCGAGTTGGTGAACTGCATGATCTGGATCGTGGCGTCCTCGAGCGCACCTTCCGACAGGTCGGCGGCAACCGTCAGCACGTTCGACAGGTTGCCCGCGCTCACGGACGGATGGTCGCTGACCAGCAGCGCCTTGCCGTCGCCGCCGACGTACGAGGTGTTGAACGCGCGATTGAGCACGTTCGCGCCGACGATTTCCTCGGTCTGCCGGATCGAGAGAGCCAGAGCCCGCGAACGGCGCCGGCTGACCTTCTCGTACTGGTTGTCTTCGAGCTCCTCGCGCGTGACGATGTAGCCGAGGCCGTAGACGACGTGAGTGTAGCGCTTGACGGCGCCCTGGCTCTCGGAATCGAAGCTGATCGCCTCGCCCTGGTTCTTCACTCCGGCGAGTCCGAACCCGGTCAGCTCGACGTCCTCCTCATACGCCTTGTCGGAGTCGTCGGTGTCGTAGATCTCCTTCCACTCGTTCGGGTACTCGTCATACGAGCGGCCCCACCATGCCTTGATCCCCGGCCAGAGGGCCTTGGGATGATTGCCGGTTGTGATAACGCCAGCGGCCATGTCAGATCCCTCCTCAGAAGCCGGTCAAGTACGTCAGAGCGTGCAGATTGATCCGCACTCTCACCTTGGCATTGGCGCCGATCTCGTTGCCGACCTTCTGGGCGAACCCGAGAATCTTCAGCTGCAACGTGTTCGTGGTCGCCTTGGTAGAGGTGTCGAGCTGCCACCCGGACTGGCCGTAGATCGCGGAGCCAGCACCCGCGATCAGGTCGGCGTTGAGCCCGACATCGACCGCAGCGAGCGCGCCACCAACAGCGTCTTCCTGGATCAGGAACTCGGCGCCGGGATCGTCGCAGACCCAGACGTATCGCTCGGTCGACGCCGCACGATAGACGGTCGAATCTCGACCATTGGCACCGGCGCCGAGCGTCGGATCGACGGCGATGACGGAGCCGAGGACATAGTTCCCGCCAGCTGCGGTTGCCCGCGTCACGGAGGGAATGCCATCGGCATCGGCAGAGCCGGCGAGGATGACGGGATCGCCGGGATAGAGGGCCGTCGAGTCGGAAGCGGGCACGTAGTAGAGCTTGCCCGCCCCCGTCCAGGGACGGCCAGTCGAGTCCCGATAGGGCAGGAGCCCAAACGGGGTGTTCGCGTTAGCCATGTTTCAGATCCTGCGATGAGGAATGGAGGTTATCGGCGCCGGCCGTCTTGAATGGTGATGCCGCCCGCCGGCACGTAGGCTTCCGCAGGAGCAAGAACCTGCTCTCCCTTCGGATTCGAAGGGGCGACGCCTTTCTTCAGGTCGGACATCTGATCGTCGACGATCGCCTGTTCCTTGGCCTTGTCGGCGACGTAGTAGTCTTTCCGCTTCCTCACGAGAATCGCACGCTTGCCTGACGCCTTCTCGACGATACGCTCCAAGCCACTGCCGACCTGCTTGTCCTTGTCGTTCCTCTCGCCAAGCATGTCTTCCGTCACGCGGTCCCAGTCGTCACGCACCGTCAACTGGTGCACGCGGCCGGGCTCGTCGTTGATCCACCGATACTCGTAGTTGGGATCGAGATCGCCAGCGACGGCAAGGTTCCTGAGCCGCCCGTCTCCGAGATCGTCCCGCCTACGGCGCCGCGCCCTTTCCTCCTCGACCCGCGCCCTCGGCTTCACAGCAACGTCGTTCATTGTTCGATCTTCCTCAGTTCATCGATGCGAGTTCTTTGGCGTACTCGTCGAGGTTCTTGAACAGCCCCTCTTTCACGAAACGGTTTCCGACTCGGCGCTCTTCTGCGGAGAGTGCGGCAGCGCCTTTGGAGCCGGCAGACGATTGCGTCATGCGACCGCCGCTTTCGACGACTGCGGGATCTGCGCTCCTTGCCGCGCCGAATTTCTCCGGGTAGCGCTGGCGCACGTACTTCGTCACCTCGGCCAGGTTCTCGTCGAGCGACATGCCGGGCCTCTCGTTGCCGATCCTCACGTGCACGGCTTGAGCGACGGCATTCAGCTCGGGGTCTCGGTTGAACCACTCATTCTTCTGGAGCCACGTATCGACAGCCGCCTTCTGATGCGCCGGCAGATCCTTCTGTTGCGACTGGCGCTGCTGCTGATCGGACTGCTGCGGCGCGTAGGCTTGCTGATCGAATTTCTGAAGCGCCTGGGCTCGGTCGTGATCGAGCTGGAAATACCTCTGACGGTCTCCACTCTCTCCGGCATCCAGCATGGCCTGAGCGTAGGACCGCTCGAGCTGATGTCGCTGCTGTGCAAGAGCCATCTGGCTCATGCGATCGATATTGGCGATTCGGCGCTCGTATTCCGATGCCGACTGATTCTGCCTCGCCTCCATCTCGGAGATTTTCCGCTCCATCGAGCGGTTGCGCTCGCGAAGGATCGGAAGCTCTTCCTCGCCGCGCTTTACGAAGGCATCTGCATCGCGCCACTTCTGCGGATCGCCACGGAATTCTTCCTTCGGAACCCAGCCTTGAGCGCGAGCACGGCTTTCGATTTCTTCGCCGCCGGATGCTGCCGGGCGCTCGCCAGGAATCTCGGTGCCGGCGTTCGGCTCGCCTTGCGGCTGAGAGTTGAGGTCGTCGCTCATGCGGTCCTCCGCATGGCCACGATGTCCTTGTCGTTCATCAGGCGATAGTCGATGCCATCTGCACCACGGATCGTGAGACCGGCGTAGCGCTGGAACACGACGGTATCACCGAGCTTCGGCTTCGGTGCGTTCTCCTCGTAGCTGAATGCCAGCGGGGAGATTTCGACGACCTCGCCCTCCATCGTGGCATGCTGGTCGCGCTCGTGCGTCTCGTCCGCGAGGATGATGCCGCCTTTCGTGACCTTCTGCGCCTCCACGGGGCGCACCATGACCTTGTATTCCATGCACTCGATGCCGTGTTTCACGCGGAATGGATTGTGGAACCGCATCACCGGCGCCGGGATCTCGACGCTGGGCTTCAACGCTCGTGCCTTGCTCATTTCAGGATGTCCTCGATCAGCTCTGGTGTGATGTCTGCCCATTGCTCGAGCAGCCGTGCACGCTCACGATGGGTGTTCAGGATCATGGGATCTGCCTGCCCATGCACCCATGACGCGGCCATCCACTTCTGTTGCTCCAAAAGGGCCTGGCCCAACAACGCATTGAAGAATGCTTCCGTGACGGGATGAGACTTCCACTCCTCCCACGTGTCCTGCTCAATCAGCATTGGACGTCTCTGAGGCCCTGGCTTTCATCTCGGCCTCTTTGACCTCGAGCTCGTCCCATTTCGCCTGGATCTCGGCATCGCGCAGCGACGCCTGCTGTTGCAGCTCGCGCTCTTTGAGAGCCAGTTCCTGCTCCTTCAGCGCCATCTCGGCTTGCTTCTGCTGAAGCTGCATCTGGGCCTGCTGAGCTTTGACGCTTAGGTCCATCTGAGCCGTCTCGGCCTTGATCTGCATGTCGGCCTGCTTCGACTGCTGATCGAGCTGCGCCTTGGCCTGGCTCGCCTGGATATCGGCCTCTGCCTTCTGCTGCGCCGGATCTGGCGGAGGCGGTGGCGGATCCTGGATGATTTCCTCGACGCGCTCGATGCGTGCTGCTTCGAGGGCGCGTCGCGTCGCGATCTTGCCGTTGATGAAGGGGTTTCCCTCCTTCATCTGCTCCATCACGAGCTGCGCCTTCGCCATGCGCTGCATGTCCGTGACGTTGTTCGGGTCGCTGACCGGCATGATGTCCATCTGGCCCTGATAGTCCCGGGCGACGACCTCGAGCGGCATGAACGCAGGCGGCGGCGGTTGCTGCGGGGGCGGCGGACCGCCCGGCGGCGGTGCACCCATCTGCGCCATCATGGCCGGGTCCATCGGAGGCCCGCCGTTGTGGCCCATCATCTGCGGCGGCATCTGAGGCGGAGGCTGCGGCACGTCCACGAGCTTGAGGTACTTCTCAACGTCGAGATGCTTCTTGTTGATCTCGAAAATCAGCCGGAATTCCTGCTTCAGGGCGCGGAATATGCGCTTGTAGATGGCCGTGAATACCTTCAGGCCCTGCTCGATCAGGGCCATTGTCGTCGTCGCCGTCTGGCTGCGCTGAGCATCGCCCGTGAGGATGTCTTGCACGCTCGCGATGTCTTTTCCGGCCGTGAGCATCAGCTCCAGCAGCTTCATGCTGACCTGGCTCGGGCCGGGATGCATATGCGGGACGATGGAATTCTTCAGCTGGTCACCGGCGCCCATGACGCGAACGTATTCACCGGGTCGGATCTTGATCGTCGCTTTGCCTTTTCCGAGGTCGATCGAGCCACCGATGAAACCGCCACCAGCATTCTGCAACGTCGCCGCATCGTTCATTTGATTGATCGATGTGTCGATCGTCGCGTTGACGTGCTCGAGCAGGTGCCCGAATCCGAGGGCGTAGAAGCCACCTTCAGGGTCCGGGATGAACGGCACGCAGACGAAGTAATCCTTGCGCTTGATGCGGAGGATCTTGCCTTTTTGAGCATCGTATTCGATCTCGTCGGGATCGAAGCCGGCGACGATGCGAAGCACCTTCTGGGATTTCTCGTGCACCGTGACAATCCACGGCTCGAGGATGCCGTCGTCGTCGAGGTCGAGATAACGGTGCTGCTCGAGCATCTGGTGCGGGGACTGGTCGTCCTCGCCATCGTCCTCCTCGCCGTCGAGCTCTACGTCGCTGTAGGTGCCCGCGCGCTGGCGCTCCGAGATCTGATGCGGATAGAGCGGGAACACGTGCGTGATGCGCGGGACTGTTTCGAGGTCCTTCGCAGCCTGGTTCACGACGAGATCGAAGGCTGAGACGAGATCGTCGCAGAAACCAGCCTCTTTCGTGCCATCGCGGTAGATCTTCTTGAACACGCATCCGATGATCGGCAGCTGATGCAGCAGCGTGTCGACGTCCGATTCCCAATTCGTCTCGTAGAGCAGCTGATAGCTCATGTGCTGCGAGATGCGATCGGCAGCTGAGGCTTTCGTGCCGTCCGGGTCCGCGCCCATCACCTGGCACTTGACCACGCGCGGGCCATCGACGATGGCCGGATAGGCGCGGGATGCGAATTGCAGGGCTGCCGTCGTGAGCAGCGGGTATTTGACGTTGCTCGCCTCCTCCCAGGGAAACGACTTCGGCTGCTTGATCTGCTTGGCGATGTCCATCGCGCTGCGAGCCCGCTTTTCCCATTCGGAGCGAGACGCCTTGTCGATGTCGTATTCCTTTTTCACCCGCTTGCCGATGTCGTTGAGGCGCGTGTCTTCCAGACTTTCGGCGACATTCGGGAGCTTCGACATGCGCTGCAACATCACGAGGCGACCGCGCATCTCGAGCACGTGCGGCGGCATGTCGTCTGCGTCGGGCACAGCCTCGGCCATGCCCTCACTCTCATCGATCAATAGCCTGTGCTCCCTGAGCGACCGCGCTGCCGCTCGAATTTGTCGTCGTTGTCGAAATCAGGCGCGATACGTGCGTTGCGCATTCCAGACATGATCAGGTAACGCATGGCGTCCATGGCGTGGTCGTTTTCCTTCACAATCTTGCCGTTCTCGTCTCGCCGGTAGATGCGGAACTCGGATAGCCAGTTGCGGCACGTGCGAAAGACCTTCAAGCGGCCAGACACCATGCGCTGGTAGCAGGCGTGAATGCCTGCCTCGACGGCGTTGTCGGCATCAACGAGGTTGAGCCCCTCACTCGAATAGACCTGCCTTAGCTTGCGGCCGTCCAGCTGGCCGCTGCCAGCGCTCGCCGGATCGATGGCTCCCCAGATCCAATCTCCCCGGGCACGGATCGCAGAAGCGTGCACGGCCGGCGCGGCCTGCCCCATGTAATGCTCGGCGTAGATGTGCACCGTATCGGCTTCGCGCTCCCAGGCGCCCCAGATCGCCGCGGTCCTGTTCCAGCCGACATCGAAGCCGTATGCTCGCGGCCAATAATCCGGGAGTTCAAACGGCTCCTCCAGAATGACGCTCTCGGGAACCGGATAGATGACGCCAGCGCCGAGAACCGGAATGCCCTTCGTCCGCGCCTCGCGCGTGTGCGGCTCCATCGCGTCGATGAGCTGCTTCTTGGTCTCGGCAGACAGGTGGGGCACGTCATCCCACGTGGCCTGGACGCAAAGGCGGCTCATTCGCGTCCGAATTCGCCATGGAGGTCAGCAGCTGCCTTTGCGTAAGCAGCTTTCGCGTCTTCTATGCTTGCGAAGTACCCGATCTTGCGGACAACCCTATTTATTGCGATCTGAGCGGCCCACTTACCCTTATCGGGCCGCCAGTAGACACCCTTCACGCCCGATTTCGAGTTCCTCTGAACGGCCCTATTAGCTGCGTTCTGAGAACGACTTGCGTGACGCAAGTTGCTCCATCGATTGTCTGACTTCACGCCATTGACATGGTCAATTTCGGAAGTTGGCCACAACTCAGTCATGAACAACCAAGCAAGCCTGTGCTCAGCAAAGTTGCCATACGGCCTGATCTTCACCGTTCTGTAGCCGACAGTATCTACGCAACCCGCCACCCTGCCAGCATACTTTGAGTTGAAGATTTTCGTAGCCCGATCGTCGCCAATCCGGCGCCTCCAAACGAAGCGCCCACGTCGCGGCTCGTAGTCCAGAATAGTCCGAAGCTCCGTATAGCCAATTTGGCTTTCTCCTCTATGCACTAGGGGCCATCTCCGGCAAAAACTTCAGTGCGACCTTTGAAAGACCGAGCAACGGGGTGAACGTACACATCATCACGCCATTGTACTCCCCCGGTGCTGTCGCAGTAAGGCGCAACAAGCATTCTTCATAGACTTCTATACTCGGCTCTTCGTCGAGCCAGATCAGCTGCTTTTGCGTGCCCTGAAACGTCCGCCGCCCCTGATCGTAGCTTTTGAACTGCAGGACGGACTGTCCGCCGCTCACATGACGGATCAGGACCGTATCGACGCCGCCTGGAACGCCTTGCATCGGCGTCGGTTTGCCGATGATCGTCTCTCCGGGCACCATGCCAGTGCCGATCTCTCCCGCTCCGCCCTCGCCGCCGATGCCCAGCAGCGCCTGCTGGATAATGTCTCGCGTCGTAGTCCGCGTGTCGCCCGCGACCCATGCTGCAATTGGCCTGTCGAAGCGCCGGCCGTCCCACCACTCCGGGTACATTCCGGTCAGATGCAGCGTGCTCTCGTAGGCGCCGACGCCCCAGGTCTTGCCGACCCGGTTCGCGGCCATCATGCAGCGCTCCATATGCTCGGAGCCGCCGCGGAAGAATTCGAGATGCTTCGGGTAGAGCTCACGGCGAAGCGGGCCGATCTCAGGGTAGAGGCTAAGAAGTTTCGTCCTCTGCCGGTGATGCTCTTCCTGCTCCAACAAGCTCAGGAGTTCTTCCTGCTCCGAGTCCGTCAGCCGCGATAAGTCCAGCATTCAACGCCTTGCCCATCAGTTGCTCAATGCGGGCTCGCCTTTGGTCTGGAGAAATACGAACAGTCAGATCCTGCTCAATGTTGAGCCGGTCGCCGTAGGCCTTCGGCTTCAGCTTGGCTGCCGCCCACTTCCTGGCGTCAATTCGAACGCGCGCCTTGTTCGGATCAGCCTCAGTATCAGCGATGATGACGACCTGTTCGGCGTGATAATCGGCCTGCTCCTCGCGCGCACGCGCGTACAACTCTTGAAATGCCGAGTCATTTGCGCGCCAAGTTAGGACCGTCGAATAGCCCGGCATGCCGTCGTCTTCGCAGATCCGAATGAGTGGGCGACCCAGGGCCATTTCGCGGCAGATGGTCTCTATCGCCTCTGCCTTCTTTTCTGGTGTCCATTCCGGAGGGCGCGCCATTACGCTGTTCTCAGACCCTTGAGCTCGGCGATGGTGCGAGCGGTGACCTGATAGACAGGCTGCGATCTCGTCTCTTGGGTCTCCGGCGCGATGGTGGCGGCGGTCCGCTCGACGAAGCCGTGAATGCGACGACGGCCAGCGAGGAAGATGCCGGTTGGAGCCAGCAGCAACAGCGCGAGAGCCCCCAGCCCGGCACTGCCGAGCGTGGCGAATTGCTCCGACGTATTGTCGTCTGCGATGACTGCCTCGGCCTTTTCGCCGATCGCGATCTTGTAGAGACGGGCGGTCGTCTTGGCGACATCGACATTGAGAGACTGGCGATGCTCTGTCTTGTTGGCGACATCGCGCTTCTTGTCGATGATGGCCTGAAGCTCGGCGATGCGCCCCTCGCCGCTCTCGAACTTCTCGGCCTTTGTGATGTTCTTCTCGATCTCGGCCTTCTTCTCCATGAGGGCGAGGCACTTCGCTTTGCAGCCGCCACGGGCGGTTTCGAGGTCGATGGCCTTCTGAGCCGAAGTGAGATCGGCGCGTAGGCCGTCCGCTTTCACCGTGCCGATCCAAGCGTTCTCGGCCATAGCCTTGTCGCGGATGATGGTGAGGGAATCGAGTTCTTTCCGAGCCCGCTTCACGTCGTCCTGGGCGCCGTCGTACTTCGTGTTCTGGACGCCGGTGGCCTGCATCTCGCCTTGGCGCATGCCGGCACTGTAGGTGAGCTGCTGCTCATAGGCTTTGACGCCGATCGGCAGGCACAGAAGGCCGATGACGACTGCGGAGATGTAGCGACGGCTCTCGTATTCCTCGTAGGCGGCATCGGGGAGGAACGCGAAGCCGAGCGCGAGCGCAGCATAGCCGACGCCGTGCCAGAACGTGGCGACGCTGTAGCCGGCGAGATAGCCGATTGCCATGTCCACGACGAGACACGTCACGCCGACGGTGAGCCAGATCTTGCCAGCCGGCGTGTAGGACGCATAGCGCCGTGCGATCCACGATTTCATGCTGATGGCTCCCTGTGGGGACGCGATCACGAAAACGTTACTGTTGACATACTAATGCGCACGCCATACATTGAGATGGTCACCACGGCAATGAGCCAACCGGAAAGGACGACCGATGTGGTACAAATTCACGGCCTACAATTCGGAAACCCTTTACGGCTGGACGACAAATCCAGCCGTCGCCGAAGCCGCTCTTGAGCGGTTGAACAAGGGCAAAGACGTCAACCTCTACGCCGCGACGGAACTTTCCGACAGTGACGATGAGGCGGACGGTGGCACCATCCCGCTCTGCAAGCGCGACTGCCATATCATCAACGACGACACGACCATCGAAGACTTCGAATGACCCCTTCCCAAATGGCCCGAGCGCGCGAGCGTCTCGGGCTTTCTCTTGAGGCCATGGCGACTGTGCTTGGCTATCAAGGGGCTCGGAGACGGCAGATGCAGTATAACCTTGAGACCGGCCGGCGCTCCATTCGCGAGCCGCAACGACGACTTGTCGAGGCGTATCTCGCAGGGTATCGGCCGCCGGACTGGCCATCTTGATCACTTCGAGAGGCTTCCGAGCCCGAGGGCAAGCCAGAAGCGTCCGAACGGCTCGAGGTCCTCGAACATCTCGCGGAACAGGGTTTTCATGCAGTGTCTCCCTGTGGGGACGCGATCACTTCAAGAGGTAGTTTTCTCGAAATCGACATAGAAAGTGTCGCCCGGCCGGAAATTGCCGAGCAGAGCTGGATTGGTGACGCAGATCCTCAGATCTCCTGACGGGGAGAACTTTGCGAATGTATTGTTCTCGTCGCTACCATCCGCCGGATAGGCGTCCTTCCTGCCGACGCAGTTGAAATGCAGGACTTCGGACGAGCCGTGAAGCTCGACCTTCGACACATACATCTTCGCGCGCATTGCTCGCATGATATGATCCTTTATTTCAGTCCGTTGAAATCCACGACGTAGTGCACGCCGACGCGGATGACATCGCTGGTCGGCGCGAGATGCGTGGCGCTGATGGTCGTCGTGTCCCAATTGGTGCGGGAGTATTCGACGATGACGCTGGTGTGCGGGATCAGGTTCGAGATGTTGATCTCGATGCCGGCGCCGTAGGTGAGCCCCTTGGGGCTGATGCTCGTGGTGCCGAGGCTGAGGTCCGTCATGGCATAGGCACCGAGGCCATAGACCTCGACACCAGGATTGACCTGATAGCCGAGACGGCCGCCGAAATTGTAGATGCCGGAGCCGGAGATGGTGGCAGCTGCGAAATCCGTCTTGATGTCGGGACGATCGTAGCGGGCGAGCAGGCCGACCTTGAGGCCGGAGCCGAGCAGGTAGTCGCAGCCTGCACCAATGCCGCCCTGGAGGCCATCTGCGGTCACGGTGACGGTGCCGGCGAGGCCACCATCGAGCTTGGTGGAGGTAATGTTCTTTCCGGCCGAAGCCTCGAGCCAGCACGAAACGTCGGCCAGAGCCGGGGTCGCGAGAGTGAGGGCCGCCGCAGATACGGCAGCGAGCAGTGCATGTCGCATGTGTGGTGGTCCTATCGTTGCAGGGCCCTGGCCAGCATGTCGTTACTTTCTTCGCGCGTGGCCAGGGTGGCGAAGTCCTCGGCGTGGAGGTCGTCGATCAGACGGCCGGCGAGGTCGATCTTCTCGCGGAGCAGGATCACGGCCTGACGTGGTCGGAGGCCGTAGCCGTCCTCTAGATCGTCGATCAGGGTGAGAATCGAGATATCGGCCTCGTCGTAGAGGTCCATCAGTCTGTCATTCGCAGGTTTGTTCCGACCCCTTTAGGGTCGCCCGAATCTCGAATCCTGCTCTGGCGCGGGATGTCGGCGGGCTGGATTCAGCGCAAAGGTTGCCTGGAACCGACGCTATCGGGAACTGATATGCTGAGGCAACGGCGCTCGTCCGTGTAGAGTTGCGCTACCAGCATTCGACGCAACGAGCAAGACACAATCATAGCGCAATGTCATCAAAATCACAGTCAATTGCGTATGCGCTCCACGAAGGCCTGTCGTCACCAGATTTCCTCCTAAATAGCTGCCCCGTCTTCCTCCTGCTGCGGGGAGAATGTTGGTGTTCAATCTGAACCCATTGGCAGTTGCCGGGCTCGTACCCAAGATTTGGGTTCATCCTATCTATTGATGGCCTGCCATTTGGTGGAGGCCCCATATCGGCATAGAATACTTCAAAGTTTCTCCAACGATCACAAACCTTTATACCGCGTTCACCATACCATCTCCACGATTGATTGGTTTTGCTCTCGCATCGATTTCGCATCGCTCGCCAAATCTGGCGCGCTTGCTTTTGCTTGGGGTCGCTCATGCTGCCTCCAACTGGTCTGGATCTAGCCTCAGCGCATGCTGCTTGCCAAACATTTCGACCACCGTGATGATCTTGCCCTTGTCGATGCGGTCGATGATGGCCTGCAGCTCGGCGAACTGGCCGCGCTTGATGCGAGCCTTGTCGCCGGCAGACCAGCCTCTGCGGCGCTGCTGCTTGTAGGGCTGGCTCAGGGCCTCTATGGCGGCGATTTGAGAGCCGGTGAGGGTGGCAGGACGTCCATCGGCAAAGATGGCGCCCTTGACCTCCCTGATGGCCTCAAGCGCAGCCCAATCGTCAATAGCGGCGAAGACGTATCCGCCGATGATCACGCGCCGTCGATAGCCCTCGCGGTTGCCCGAGTAGCGCTGCACCTTGAACTCGACCGGCACATAGGCCGAAAGACCTAGGTCGAGGGTCAGGGCATCGCGAACCTTGAACTCGGAACAGGGAGCAACTTTCAGGATGCGCCAGGTGCTCAATTGCGTGTCTCCTCGCGGAATTTTGCCGGCCGCCAGTAGAGGCCGACCACACCCATCGTTGCCGGCATTGCCTCCGGCCTGACGACTTTGGGAGCGCCCCACTCCTCCCGCCATAATTCGATGAACTCGCTTTGAAGCTGTAGCCTGTAGGCGTCAGCCATCTCCGCAGCACTCGCGGTTGGGTCCGACCACATCTTGAAGCCATCTGGCGGTATGCTCACTGCATCTCTCCCGTTGGCTTTAGTCGCTTTATTTCCCCCCTTCGGAGAGCAGGAACAGATATCGTTTGCCGAAGCTGCCGGCGGTTCATTACGCAAACGCATTGCGGCTCTCCATCCCGCGCACCCAAACAAGCGCATGGGCCGGGGTCATCAATTTTTCGCAATCCAGCCACGTCACCGGCATTGATCAAATGCTCGATGCGTTCTGCCACGTTGGACCGCCTTGTCGTCACCTTCACTTCGTCTCTCCTGTGCGGGAACGAATCATCCTGGCGATCTCAGGAGCGGTTTCTTCCGCGCCGAACGACCGGCACCAAGCTTCAGCATTGTCGGCGATCTTGGCGCAGGCTTCACGCTCCGCGTCAGAACCAAGCTTCCACGCCGTATCGAGCCATTGCCGCCAGTTAGGCCCAAGGTCTTCGGCAGCCCTGAGCGCCCGAGGTGTCACGCCTTCCAATTTGTTGAGCCAGTCGTCCAAGGTGGGGTAGATCATCGCTGTGCTCACTTCGTCTCTCCTGTGCGGGAACGTATGGCGGAGGCGATGGCGAAATCATTGCGCGGGCCCGGCGGCACAGGGAATGGCATCCAGTGCGTCGGCGGCGACGCGCCGCCGTTCACCAAATCTGCGTACCAATGAGACTCGTAATCATCAGTTGCAACATGGAAGTACCCTGCGGTAACGAAGCCGCCGTTGAGGTAGTGCTCGTAGAACAGAATTACCTCCGTGCCATCCATCGGGGCCGTCTCGATTGGTTGCCAGCCCGTGCCGAACGCCAGCCCTTCAGGCGGTATGATGAGAACTTCGCTCACTTCGTCTTCTCCCTGTTTGCCCGAAGGCGCTTGACCATCCTGTTGGTCTTCTCCTCCTTGGCCTTGGCGAAGACAGGAGGAGAGCCCTTGGGCTTCACACGACGCTTCCCGGTCTTGGGATCGGTGGTGATCGAGGCCTTGCCGATGCGGGATGCCATGAATTCCCTCCACTGATGCGGGCAGACTGGAATCCCACGCCCGGCCGCGATGAAGATTTCTGCGATGCGGTCGATCTCGGAGAGGGTCATCGGCTGTACCAGAGCGCGAAATACAGAATGGCAATCCATAAAACGCTTGAGAAAACTGTGCCCCACCACATTGCGGTAGAACGAGGATCGCCAACCTTCCTTGGATCAACGAACAGGATCAGATGCTCGATCACAGTAGCCTCCCGCCGCTGTACCGCCATGCCGCAAATCCGATGAGCAGCCAGGAGAGGCCCTGGTAGTCTCTCGCCAGCACTGGGAGATGAGGGATAGGCCATCCGTAGATCGCGGAAACAGCGGCCACGATGAGCAGGGCGAGAGCGACAGACACCACCATGGACAGGATACTCATTACCTGACTCAAAAGCTGGTTGAAGTTCACGTTGACGTTCATGGTGCCCTCATCATTAGGCAGCGAGTGCTGCTGGAAAGTGCTTGTGCTCCACGCCGTCGACGAGGCAACCATTGGCCTTCGGACGCAAGCCGCCCCACTGCTTGTGATGGAAGGCGATGTCGGACGCCGCGCACTGGTCTCGGAGCGACCGCACCCAAGTCGGATCGGTTAAGCGGTAGCCGGCGCCCGATCGGCGAGCTTGTGGTGCCGCCGCTCGGTCGCGGCCTCGCGGATAGCTGCGGCCAATCGGTCCGCGGTTGCCTTCGTTGCCGGTCCCATCACTGTCCTCCCGCCAGCCGTTCGATCGCGTCGGCCCATGCCTCTCTCTGCTCAGCGAGCTCGCGACGCCGCGCGTCGTACCCGGCATGGTGGCTCCGCGGTCGGCGTCCATCGATGTACGAGCGGTTGAAATCCGCCTCGTCGCGCAGATACTTGACCACCTCGCGCGCCTTCTCCCGGTCACCGCTCGTCGACGTTTCAGTGCTCACGCCACCACCTCCAGATCCCTCGCCTTCGCCCGGATCACCCGCGTCGAGCCGAACAGCAGCTCGACCACCAGCTCGACGTTCTCGCGGTCGATACGCGAGATGCGCCCGCGCAGGCCCTCGAAGGCGCTGCCACGGTGCTCGACGACGTCGCCGACCTTGAGCAACCGCGCGATCACCTCCGCCGGCGTCCCCGTCACGTCCTCGTGCTGGATGACCTCGTGCACGTTGAGCAGCGTCGCCACCACGTCCGGGCGCAGCGCATAGGGCAGCCCGTCGCGCCGGATCACATCGAATACCTCGCGCCAGACGGGCAAACGGTTGAGCCCAGCGCTGTCGAGGCGGGCGAAGCAGTAGCCCTCCCACAGCGGCACGATGCGCCGCTCGCGCAGGCGCTGCCCCCGCCGCGGCCGCGACAGAACGGCCATGGTCGGGCAGAAGGCCGAGTAATTCTCGCCGAGGATCCGGTTCATGGCCGCTTCTCGCTGTCCATGCGGTGCAGCTTGATAGCCTTTTCGTGTTTCGCCCGCTTCTCGCTGTCCATGCGGTGCAGCTTGATAGCCTTCTTGAGCGCTGAAACAGTGTAGCCGGCGTTTTTCGCGTCAGCGTACCTGTCGGCGATTTCCGTCTTCAGGTCTTCAAGCTGTTCCGCGAGGCTGATGATTTTCGAGGCCCGTTCGTTGAGGTCGCTTCTGTCGGTCATTGGTCATCTCCTGACATGCGGCGGGAGCGCTCGGGGATCCGAGGCGAATTTTCCGAAGTGGCTCATCAACCGCTTGGACCCCGATATGAGCGCCATGGCCGAAAGGGCGGACGCCGAGCCAATTCGTTCGACTTTTTCTCTAACCGCGCGTCTCTCGGCGGCCATAAACTTAAGCAGGTGCTCGGCCATTTCATCCACGTCACTCATGTGCATGCCCCGTAGAACCATCTGAAGGATTGCGAATTGATCTCGGTTTGGCCGGCGCGAAGCCGCGCGAGACATTCGCGTATTCATCGGCCATGTGCTCGCGGATCTGACGGCAAACGCCGGCACTGTCAGCGTAGAGCGACCATTCGTGCCAGACGCGCTTGAGTTCCAGGATCGACTGGCATCCACGAATGGCCATCATCCGATGAAAGGTGTTGGCCGCGATCTCCTGGGCCTGGAATGGGTTGCTCATTGGAGCCTCGCAAGACTAGCGACAAGGGAACTTGAAGCGCGGGGTATGGGCTTCGTTTCGATAGGGACGGGCTCGTCGGCGAGAGGCTTGCAGGCTTTACGAACCTCTGGAGACGCATCTCGGAAGAGCCTTGGCGCTGTCGAGATGAACAAGCCGTCCGGGTCGCGAGCGGCTTTGCTGCGAGGCCATGCGGCGTAGAGGGCCACAAGCGGATCGGCATCGCTGATTGCCAGCTTTGCAGCGACCTTGCGCCGGGCTTTCGGGCTTGGCTCCCCACCCCTACCCGCACCCAAACCCAAAAAACCTTTTTTGACTTCTGCACTTTCGCGCGCAGCGTCTTGCTCAGAAGGTAATTGTCTAATTACTTCACTTCTTGGGTCTGGATAGTTGAGCGCCCGCCCAGCGTCCGTTGAGCGTCCGTTAGTCCGCCGTTGAGCGGACGCTTTGCCGGCGGCTGATGCCTTCTCTGATTTTTCCCGGAAGCGCGCGAGTTCCGTTTCGATGCGCTTATGCTTCCATTGCCCATCTTCGATCTGGAAAAATTCTGCGATGGCTATCTCAATCTCGGCCCAGGCGTCGGGCGTCATACGGGCGATGTTTGCCAACCTCTTGCTATCTGCCGGCAGGGCTTGGCCGCGCTGCCAATAGGTCATAATCAGCAGCATGTAGGCACCGTGCTCAGTCGTGCTGAGGTGCGCGGCATCGGCGAGGTAGTCGGAGATATAGAGCGGCATATACGGGATCGCGCTCATGGCTTGCGATCCTTTTTGAGTAGGGAACCGCAGTGCTGGCAGAAATGCTCAACCTCGTCTGGCCTGCCGTGGCTCAGACCGAATTCCCCATGATATTGCTTCTCCGCTTCGGCGTAGGCCAAAGCGGCTTCGGACTTCGTGTCGAACGTTCCGAGGTGGATGCGCTTGCCATTTACGCTGATAGCCGCACGCCACCCGCGCTTAGACGAATGACCCGACGCCCCCCGAATGCCCGAGTGGTTCTTCTTGGCATTCTGATTGTTTTCCGCCCATGTGGCCTCGCGAAGGTTTGCGATCCTGTTGTCGAAAGGCTTGCCGTTGATGTGATCAATTACGTCTTTTCCGGGATCACGCCCATAGTGCAGCCACCAAGCGAGGTAAGAGGCGGGGTAGATGGTTCCGCAGACGGCTATCGCCCTGTAGCAGTTATTTACGATGCACCCTGGCTCCTTTGAAAGCGAACGACCACGAGCCCTTTTCTTCCACCAGAACCGACCAGTCTCGGGCTCGTAACCCAACTCCGCTCTGAGGACGTCAAAAGAAATCCTAAGTCTCGTCCTCCTATTTTCGTGGCGCGCCCCATTTACACCACCTTGCTCTGCTACAGTGCTCTTCATTGGATCGCTCGCGTATTGAGTTGGCGGTCTGGATGCCCCCAGCATCGAGTCATTGACGCCCGCTCGTGTCGCCACGGCGGGCGTTGGTGTGTTCAGTGCACAGCCCGCAACATGGCGACCATGCCCATAATCTCTGGCTGCTCCTGAGCGACACGAAGGCCATGCAGAACCGTGGTATGGTCTTTCAGATGGACCGCTTGAGCAATGACTGGGAGGCTGTATCCTCGCTCTCTCAGAACGAACATCACGGCCATTCTCGCGTTGACGACGTTCCGCTTGCGGGAGCGCTGGAAAACATCGATCCCGTCGGTCCACAAAATATGCGCTGCAAGGCGCTCTGCGATTTCGCGCGCCTTCGTTTTGCGCCGCTCGAAGCGCTTCCCGCTTAGGCCAGCGAAACGCACTGCCGCGTAGATTTTATCGGCAGAGACGCCAGCGTCGGCGACGAGCTTTGCGATAGGATCGCCAGCAACATATCGATCTAGGATGTCTGAGTTCATGGATCGACCTACGTTCTGAGGAAATCGAACGCGCCCTTGAAGGCACGATCCGAAATTGTGCGCTCGCTGCTGGCCGTCTTGGGTGCCCTGGAGCGCGGCTCCGGCTTGACGTGAGCGACGCCGCAGCAGTCCGGGCAGTACGCCTTGCCGATCTTTCTCGGCTGGCCGCAGAAGCCGAAGCCCGGCTGTTTCGGATCGCCCACGGGCATCTGGCAGTGATGCGGTTTGAGCTCGGCGTGAGAGATGCGCGCTACGGGCACGTAGGGGGCCGCTGGCGCCACTGGCGCTGGCTTTTGTGGGACGGGTGCCAGGACTTCGATCTTGACCGCTGGCGGTGCTTTCTTGGCCTTCCGCGGCTTGCGCAGCGGGGCCCGCTGGCCGAGCCCGAGCCGATGGGCCTTGCCGATGATGCTGTTGCGGCTCGGCGCGCCCATCGCGAGCGCGATCTGGCTGGCGGACTCGCCGCCGCTCCAGCGCCGTTTCAGCTCTGCAATTCGCTCGTCATTCCACATGCGATACCCCCACAGTCGAGAAACTTCGCCGGCGACGGCCCGATTTGACGGACGACAAGTCTCCACGAAGGGAGCGTCCCCGGTCCCGCATCGGGCCTCTCTACTCAGTCAGACGCGCCGGCTCGCCTGGTCCGTGTCGACCAGGGACGTAAACGGTCGAACTGCGGACGGCAGAGGCCGGGCGGGAAACCGCTCAAGCCGGTCGCAAGTCCGCGTCGCGGGTTCGTTTCAGCGGTAGATCCCGCCTATCGAATTGGACGCAGTTAGCCTCTGCCGTCGGCGGTTGGGCCGCTGACGAACGCAAATGAACTCGGTACGCGACTGAATTGCCTCTCAGAAGCCGGCGTTGGTCTGCCGGCTAAGCCACTCTTGCTTCAGCCTTCTGTTTCCGAGGGCGCGGCCGTGGTGCACCGTAGAGATCAGGGCGAATGCGCTCCCGCGGCACGCCCGTCAGGCGCTCGATATCGAGAACTCGCCCGGATGGCACACGGCGCCACTTCCATACAGCCTGGTAAGACAAGCCGAGCCCATCAGCCAAAGAGCTGATGCCACCGGCGATTGCCGCGCACTCCGCAATAATCGGATTTGGATGACTGCTCATGATGTCAAGTCAACCATAGGATGATCTCGAAAGTCAACCATTCGTTCAATGACATGAGAATAGCGCTGTGCAAAACACCGCTATGGGGGAACTTGAGCTGAGCCGCGGGGCGGGCTGTTGACCGATATTGGGCAAAGGATCAAGCAGGCGCGAGATGCTGCCGGGCTCACGCTCAGGCAGATCGCAGACCTTGGTCCACTCATCCCAATGCGAGCCCGGCGGACATCTGGACGCGCTGGCCTCACATTCTTGCATAGGCTGAGTTTTCCACAAATGAACCTATTGTTGATTTTTCGCTTGCGTAATTCATCAACCTATAGTTCAATGCCCTCATCACCGGGGCGTCTCGCCCACCCCATCCGGCTCCATGATCCAAAAGGACGGGCGTCTCGGTGACATGAAACTCCAGCGCTTGGGGGCGCATCAAAATGGGCATGCATTCGACACTGGCCGCGACCGACCGCAGCGGGTACGACGCCATCCGTCATCAGGAGCACATGCACGGCACCGGCACTCTCGACGAGGCTGGCGAGCCGCGCGACAGCAAGGATCTCGCCGCCATTCAGGCGAGGGCCATGAAGCTCGGCGACGATGCCGACCGCATCGCCATCGACATCGTCCAACTCACCTACATGATCCGGGAGAGGGACGAGAAGCTGGCTCATTTCGCCCGTCGCTGTCTCGCCGCCGAGAAGGAGTTGATCGAGCTTCGTGCCAAGCACTCCGGCAGGCCGTCTCTCGACGCTGCTCCCCTCCACGACGCCATCTCGACCATGCAGACGGGAGGCGTGCGGTGACGCAATTTGCAACGCATGGCGTTCTCAGCGCATCCACTGGCTATCTGATGGGCGACATCGGCGATCTCTACAAAGTCGCCAGCTTTCTACTCGGCAGAGACGCCTTCACGCATGAACTCGCTTTCTACGGGAAAGCGATGAGCAAGGCTTTGACCGACGCAGTTCCTGGACTGCCTTCTGAAAGCGATTTCGCTCACGTCACAAGGGATAATGTCGCTGACATTCTCTCAGAGTGGGAGCGGAAGTTTGGCGCTTCAATGGAACTTCCGGACTCGTTGGCAGGCTCGCTCGCCGACGGCAAGAGCCCGGTCGAAACGGCCGCAGATATTATGGGCGGAGGTGTGCGGTGAACAAGAGCTTCCACTTTGCCATCGACGTGCTCGGCCACGACATCGAGGGCACGATGACCGTCCGCTATGACGAGGACGGCGACTTCGACGGGATCGTGGAGCTTGATTTCAACGGCTTCAAATTCAGCGAGGCTGACCTGATGGAGCGGGCCATCCCGAGGTCGCTCGACCACAAGATCGCGAAGCTGCTCGTCCCGCTCATTCGCGAGGAAATGCGCGACCGCATCGATGACGAGGCGCCGACCGCAGAGGACTACGCCGAGCGCCGGGCCGATCTCGACTACGCAGCTTGACGAATTGGCGCCGCTCGGGGGCGAGCGGCGCTGATCGGGCCGGGCACGTGTCGTGCGGGGGATGCGTCCCGGCCCATTTTCACGGGAGTTTTTGAGATGATCGAGGTCGTCAGTTTCTGCCTCGGAATGATCATCGGTTATCTGGCGTTCAAAGCCATGAGGCGACGGTAAATGGACGACGCTTCGTCATTCTGGATTTTGGCAATGGCGGCAAGCGCCGTGTTCTGCAGCGTCATCGGACTATGTGTTGTCGTGTCTGTGTTTTTGGATGGAGAGCCGAAATGAGCGGGGCCAATGGACAAGCTGATCAACCGGAAATCGTGGCAGGAGGCGCTGGCGTGGCTTGCGTTTCTGATCGTGGCGTCGATGGCGGGAGCGCTTCTTGCGGCGTGGCTGTCGATCATCGTCCGGTGATCGGAGCGCTACGACGCGAAACCGAAGCGGCGCGCTCGCTGATCGCGAACGTGAAGGCTCTTGTCGGCGATGACGAGGATGTCGTCGCGTCGACGGTCGAGGGCGAGACGAACCTTCTCGAAGCCATAGGCGATGCCATGGCGCGCCTCGCAGAATTGAACGGCCTCATGGATGGCGTCGCCGGCATGATCGCCAGCCTGAAGGCTCGTGGCGAGCGCTTCGAGCGCCAGCGCGACTTGATCCGGGATGCCATTGCACTCGCGATGGAGACCGCCGAGGTCAGGAAGCTCGAACTGCCGATGGCAACGCTGTCGCTGAAGTCGACACCGCAAAAGGTCGAGATCACCGACGAGAGCGCCATCCCATCGGAATTCTGGAAACCGCAGGAGCCAAAGCTCGACAGGCGCGGGCTGCTCACGGCGCTCAAGGCTGGCGAGCAGATCAAGGGCGCAGTTCTCAGCAATGGCGGCTCGTCCCTGCAAGTGAGGATGCAATGAGCAACATCGTCCGAGCTTTTCTGCCGCGCCCTAGAAATCCAGAACTACGTTTCATGTCGAAACTAACATTCGAGCCGAACTCAGGGTGCTGGATTTGGCTCGGCGAATGGCAAGCCAGCGGTTACGGACACTTCAAAGCATTCGGCGAGGTAACGGCGCATAGAGCCAGCTATCGCATGCATGTCGGACCAATCCCGCTTGGGCTCCAAGTGCTTCACAAGTGCGACGTTCGGCAATGCGTGAACCCAGACCATCTGTTTGTTGGAACTCAACGCGACAACATGCGTGACATGGCGTGCAAGGGCAGAGCCCAACGCTACAACGCATCGAAGACGCATTGCCCGGCTGGGCATGAGTATACGGCTGGAAATACGCGCAACGTTCCGGGCGGCAGAGCTTGTCGAGCATGTGAGCGAGTTCGCGCACTCGCCCGAAGAAACGCGAACATTGAAATCTATAGGGAGCGCGATCGCGCCGCTTACTGGAAGAAAAAGGAGAGCGTCAATGGCTAACGTTGTTCCAATCCGGGCCACCGGCGCTCTAACGAGGCGCGATCCCCGCAGAATAGCGCTTTTCAAGAACACTGTCGGGAGAGAGTTGGCCGGATCAGAAGTAGACGAGGCATTGGAATGGTGCGAGATTTTTGGAGCTAATCCTTTCGTCCGTGACATTTTTTTCTTCGTGTTCAAGGACAAGGACGGCAGTCGCAAGCTGACGCCTGTCTTATCGATCCAGATGTATCGCAAGATCGCATCCCGAACCGGCAACTACCGCCCGGACGAGCACCCTGCACGCTTCACTTACGATGTGCAGCTGATAGGGCCAGCCAACCCAAAGGGGATCGTCGACTGCGAGTTGTCCGTGTTCAAGTTCATGCATGGGGCATGGCACCCGACGACAGAGCGTCTGAAGTGGGAAGAGCGCGCTCCGATCAAGTCGGAAGGTGCTGACGGCTTCAAATGGGAGGAGACGGGAGAGAAGTATCCCCCCGGACATGCGAAAGCAGGCAAGCCAAAGTTCAGGAAGGTTCAACTCGGCGAACGTGTCGACGTGTTGGATCCTGGAAAGCAGAACTGGCACACGATGCCGGAGACGATGCTATCGAAATGCGTCGAGGCCGCGGCCATCAGGAAGGCTTGGCCCAATGAAACCGCCGGCAGCTACGTGGCAGAAGAGATGGACTCGCCCCGCACGATAGAGGCGACGGCCGTAGAGATCGCCGAAAAATTCGAGAGCGACCTCCGCCTGAAGCAGATCGGCGCCAACAATTCGATCCTGATCGACTGGCTGGACAACGCCGGCATCGTGCAGACACCCGTCGGCAAGCTCGGAGACATGGCCATCGAGTGGTGCCGCAAGAACGCAGGCGAGCCGATGACCGTGCATCTTTGGACCGAGCGCAACCGCCATGCCCTCAAGGAATACTGGGGCCGCGACAAGGCCGGGGCCCTGGCCCTGAAGCAAGTCATCGAACCGATCCTGAAGCTGGCCGCGGAGTGAGCCCATGGCCGACCGCACTCCCGAAATCCGCATCACCACGCCAGAGCGAGGCGGGTACGTCGCATGGATCGACGGACATCCCGTCGTGGCCAAATCGAGCCGGGCCGAGATCGCCGATTGGATCGAGCAGGAATACGGCTCTCCCGACGAGCTCGCCCGCGAGGAAGCAGACGTGAGGGCGGCCGGTGAGCTGTCCGCGATGCTGACCAACGGAGATCTCGACGCGCTGCCCCGTGTCCTTCGTGAGCGCACCACGCCAAGACACGGCATGCGCCTGTTCAAGATCTTCAACGGCGGGAGGTCGTGATGCTTCCCGACCCTCTCAAATGCTTCGGTGAGGTCAAGGCACGGCTGCCGTCCCATATCCGGGCGATGATCGCTCGCATGACGTTCGATGGGTTCGGCCACGAGTACATCCTGGCCAAGCTGATTCGCGCCGGTCACGTCAGCAGAAACGACAGGGCGCAGGTCGAGGCCGAGTGCAAGAGGTACTGGAAATGAGCAAGCCTCGCAGCCTCGAGCAGCATCGCCGATTTTTCTCCGTCGTGTCGGCCGTGTTCAATCATTGGCCGGAGCGGCATCCGTTCCAGCCAGAGAACGCCGAGCATCTCCGGGCCTGGCTCCTCGTCAAGGCCAAGCACTGCACCATCAAGACGTTCTACCTCTCAGAGGATGCGACCGAACTGGCTCGCGTTCTGCCGGTCATCACGGCCTCGATGCTGCACAAGCACTCGTGGTGCCGCTCGGATGGCAACGCCCTTCACGTCTGCGTACCGCTGTCGATTGCGTTCGACACGATGAAGCACGAGGACTTCTGTCGCCTCAACGACGGCGTCGACGAGATCATCCGCACCGAGACTGGGCTCGATCCCGAGCAGCTTCTCCGGGAGAAGGCGGCATGAGGCAGGAGTTCTCCAAATCGGTGAAGATCGCCGCCTGGACGCGATGCGGAGGCCGCTGCGAATGCGGGTGCGGCCTGAAAATCATCGGCACGCCAGAGTACGACCACTACCCCGTTCCGGCGTCTCTGAACGGCCCCGGAACACTCGACAACTGCCGCGTTCTCGACCGCAAGCACCATCGCCAGATCACGGCTGAGAAGGACATTCCCGAGATTGCGAAGTCAGAGCGCATTTTCGAGAAGCGTATCGGTCTGAGGAAATCGAGGCGCCCGATGCGGAAGGCGCCGAAAGGATATGACGCATGGGGGCGGAGATGAGCGAGGAATGGACGGATTCACTTTTGAACGACGCAATTCGGCAGGCGGTTGCAAAGGTCGATCGCGATGCACTGTTTACGAAACGAGATAAGATAGCCCGCGCTGCTCTCTCCGCGATTGAATCATCCGGTTATGTCCTCGTGCCGAAAGAAATGATCGAAGTCTTGGCAGCAAACCCAACCAATCAGGAAATCGAGGCATCCATCAAAGCAACCGATTACAAATATTTCGGTGATTACCCGTTATCTGAAGGACAATGGGACGCAGTTACCAATCTAATCGTTGCTGGACGATTGGTTGTGGCAGTTCGCGACGCCATGCTTTCCGCCCGCCCGAAGGTGACGACATGACCATGTTCAGATTTCCAATGTTCAAAGTGCGAAGACGAAACGAGTGCGGCGCAAACACATCAACGCCGTCGACCGTAGCACTCGCAAATTCAGAACTCCGCCCCTCGGCTACGACCCATGGCGGCGCAGAATGATCGGGGAGGGCGAGATATGACATCGACGGACGGTGGTGCGGCATTTCCAGTAGAAATGCCAGGAAATGGCACCCAGGGGATGACGCTGCGCGACTGGATCGCGTGACGCAGCTTCGAATATTCATTGCCTGACAATCCAGCCATGCCGCCTCTCGTCTGTTGATCACGCCGCCTGCCGGGCGGCTCGGTCAATTCGCTCGATCTCGGCGACGATCAGCGCGGCTGCCTTCACAAGGTATCGGCGTGGCGTGCTGAGTTTCAACCACTCACGCGACCACGGCCACATATCGGCCGGGAACCACCACTTGCGAGACATCGTGCCGATGGTCGAGCCGTAGGCATATGCCGCAGCAGCTCTGGCCATTTCGCCGCGCGAGTGCGTGTCGTCGTGCTCCGGCGTCCACCCCTCAGCTTCGATCTGCCGCTCGCGCTCGCGGGAGATTTCGAGAATGACGTACTCGTGCGGTTTCACCGTCATGGCTCGCGCGCCCGCCTGGCGCTCGCCATCCTGCTCTACACCGGAATGCGCCGCTCCGACGTGGCGCAGCTCGGCCGCCAGCACGTCAGCCGTGATCCGGTGACCGCCGACGACGGCACCAAAAATCAATCGATTACTCGGATGTGGGGACAAGTTTCAGCCCAAGCCACATCAATGGGTTGCAAATGGCCTGTCCCCACCGCGACATGCCGGCGGGTAGACGGCCTTGGGAGCGTCGAACGCGATAACCACGACTGCGATTGTTGCGAACAGCGCGACTTGGACCGGGAGCACAACATCGAGATATGGGTTCACGTCTCTCCAGTGCATCGCTCTGCCTCCCCTGTTGTCAGTGCTTCGGCCGCTCGCCGTGCCAGTCGCCGTCCGGCTGCATCGCTGCCGCCATGTGGTGGCCGTAGCCGACAAGTCGCGTATGTCCGGTCTCGTCTCGCATCGCTAGCCCGTGAGCAATCAACTCGTCGCGGCCGGCCTTGCTCACGCAATCGCC